ACGGGATATGTTGCAGTATAGAATGTATCTGCATCATCCACGAATGCAAACTCATCGAGGTATAGTAAGTTGATCGACATACCACGAATCGAACTTGAAGATGTTGCAGCTGCAACTACCTTTGAGTCATTTGCAAATTCTATCGAACCTTTGTTGAGAATCTTAACGCCTGGCTGTAGAAAGAAAGGAACAGACTCTAACATGGTTACGATTCTTGCGATCATCTCCCTTGCAATTGCACCTTTGTTTGCAAGAACAGCTACAGTTACTTCGGGATGAAATAGTAAGTACCACAATAAGTATGCACACGATGTGATTGATTTACCTGACTGTCTCGATGCAAGAACGACATTAAATCTATTTGAATCGTAATGTTCTATTAGTTTACCCTGATATCCTCGGAGCTTAAATGGAACCATACCCTCATCTAGTGAGATGATCTGAGTATATTCTTCAATAAAATGACAAGGGTCTTGAGAACATTTCATGTACTCATTTAACTCTTGCTCGGTATACTGGGACTCGACACCTGCTCTCTTGATTAGGTTGTTCCCTAAGTATCCTTCATTTACTGGTTTAACCAAGTCTTAACCTCTCTTTAAAGGCTCTCTTATGCTTCCTAACAAAGTCTACCATACCATCCATAGGTTCACCTTCTAACGGCACTAGAGAGCTTTCTATGACCCCTTTAGGTGTGTCTCGTAGGTTCTTTGGTCTAGGGAATACTTTATTCTTTACACCCAACATCTCTGCCTTATCTATCATAGGTTTTAGTATTGATTGATCTAGATTGTGTAGATAGATGTCTGCTTCTGGCCATTCATCCATCTTAAAGAAGTCATTGAGTATGATATCGTATTGAGGATATAACCCCTGAGTATATACACATGCCTGTGCATTAGTATCGATTCCGATACATTTTTTTGCACCATGGTATTCTGCAAGATGAAGTAATACACCAATACCACTTCCTAAGTCACATACTACTTTGTCTTTAACTCTTTCTTTGATAATACTTTCATATGCATTATAGGTTGCAATATCATCAACATCCGTCCAATACTCTTCACAATGGCGTGTAACATGACCCAATGACATTATCCACAATGGGTCATCTGTTGTTATATGTTGTGGTAACTCGGCAAATTTTGGTTTTTCAATCGTTTCGAACATCTTTCTTAGACTCCTTCTTTAAGAACTTTTGCAACTCACTTGTTGAACCTACATAAAGATGGTTGTGTTGCGTTCTTACGGAACTATCCTCCTTCTCTAGGTCTTTTAATTTTTTCTGTATATCTATTAACTTTTCTGCAGTTTCAGATACAGTTTTAATAAGTTGACCAGCAACCTCATATGCTCGAGGGTGTTCTGTTTCTTTGGATAGTTCTAGTATACCGTCTATTGCATCTTGACCTCGTTCTACGAGATCATAGAGATTTTCACGGGCATACCTGTAGTCTGTTTCAATATTCTTCTCCCTTGTCGGGACTTTGACCAATTTGGTTTCTTGTTTGATATCAGAATTGATATCTAGAAGATTATCTAATTTTTCGTCTATTTCTTTTGCCATAACTATGCATCACCAGCGAGGTCTTCTGAATAAGTAGAATTCCCACCTTCATCATAAAAAGTTACCGTCTCAGCAACCACAAATGTATCACTTGGGTCAACTGAACCGACAAACTTGAGTGTAGTACCAGCATCGATAGTAACATTACTACTCAATACTATTGATAATTTATCACTTGCAATACTACTAACTGTAGGATTGGTTGATAAGTTTGTACCAAACACTTCATCGTTTACACTTATCTTACTATTTATTGCACTTGGAAAGGACACTGTTGAACTGTTCGATACTGCATTTGCAGTTTCACCGAAGGCTGGTTCATAGTGTTTAACTTCTTTAACCAGTCCTGAGTTATTAATCTCAGTTGTAGTAAATCCAGCTTGAACATTATCATTGATGTAATCTCTTTCGATAACATTCTTAATAACTTCACCAGTGTAAACTGGCCCGAAGAAGTATGTCTTCATTTGAAATTCAAGTGTGTACTCGATAACTCTTCTTTCTTCGAATGCACCTTCATACATATCTTCAAGTGTTGTACCTGTTAATATGATAGGAACATCCCTTACTTCACTCATACTATCAACCATTTTCATTGCAACGGTATATTCGGGTTGGAAGTATGGAAGTATTTGTTCTAAAATTTGTATACCATCTATAACATTCTTTGCAAGTATTGACAAAGAAAAGTTTATATTGTATGGTGCTGGTTGATACTGGAAACCTCTCTTCCCTGTATCTGCAGTTTCTAAGACTGTCTTTTGTGTTCTAATTAATTTGTTTTGTTGTCTTGTAGGGTCATATTCCAATCCCGTCATTTCGAATGCAATACGAGGTAAAGAGATTGAGGTAACACTACCATCCCTTGCCTTTGCATCGTCTTGTAACCTTAAGAGAAACTTTTGTTTTGGGCCATAGGATATGGGTACTTTCTGTTGCGTGAGTACAGTCCCATCAGCTTTTGTTTTCTTGATGTCTATATTATTAAACAATGTACCAAAGACTGATATCGATCTCTTGATTGTTTCGTTATAAAAATATGTTCCGAACATTATGGTTCACCAAATGGATTCACTTCACTAAAGTCTAGATATGAACTATCCTTATCTTCAAACTCTTTGTTCTGAGCAGAAGATAGATTCTCGAATGTCATAACATCTACGATACTTGCAATAGTTCTTGCAGTTGTAGATGATGCACCCGTGAGAGTATCTCCGACTTGTAATGTCTTCGTGTTATCCTTAATTGTAAGTTTGTTTGCTTGTGGTTGCCATAGTACAACCTCTCCGACTGTATGTGTAACTGAATCAATAACAGTAGTTAAGTTTTCTCCATGAGTAAAGTTTCCTGAACCTGTATTCATGGTCAACTCTATTGTGTAAGCTTGATCTGCTTCTACCAAGTCTGCAGATGTACCAGTATCGAAATCTTCTCCTGAGTATTCGAACAATGAACATCTCATCTTGAACACAAACATTTTTCCTAATTGGAAGAATGGGTCTTGGTCTTCTACAAATCTGATTTCAAACAATGAACCTGTAAGAGGGAAGTAAATTAAATCTCCTTCATTAGGTCTTAACGATACTGCAAGGTTAGAGTCTAGGGAAATGAATCTCTCCCATGTTCTTAAAGATATAATAAATGTAGCTTCTTCCTGTATCTGTACACCGAACTTAGATACAAGGTCTCCGTCTCCTTCGAATCCTTCGGTATTCTCTAGATACATCTCTACTGAATAGGCGTCACCGAATGTGGATTGTACATCCTCAGTAAATATTGTATCTTCCTCTACTATCTGTCTTGGTAGATATAGGACATCATGACCGTAGAATCGTAATGATTCAACGACTAAATCCTCATAGAGGTGCTGTTCTGTCTTGACAGCATGGTTAAAGTAAACATTTGTAGGCATTCAATTACCCCATTATATCCATGACGGGAAGTTCGTAGTTAAGTCGAGACTCCTCTTCTAATCGTGTTATCTCCTCTTGTGCTTGTGCTTTCATTTCAGCTGCATTCATAGTCACCCCGCCTGGCAGTGCTATCCCCTCAAATTTTGATAAGTTTTCAGCCCATTGATATTTCACTAATGCAGTTGTATATCTTTTCAACCACATATCGTTGTATATGTCTGTGAAATCAGTTGGGTCTATTTTTCTATGACACTCTATGATGATATAATCATTTGCGTTCAATGATTCGATATCTGCATCGAGGTATAGTCTGTTCATGTGTTGTTTGTATCTAACTGGAACCTGACCAACAAGAATATTATCCATCATTGTGATATGTTGTTGTACCATTTCATAGTACAAAATATTCGTTGCAGAAAGGTCATATAGATCATTCAATCTTAGTTGATATCTAAGATCAAACATGTTTAGGTTGTGTTTATCGTTGAACGGAAAGATTCTATTAACTGCAAGTACAAATTCAGGTAAAACAATATAGTTCTTTTGTTGTTTTACTTGTTGATCTGTATAGTCATGAGTACCAGCTGCAGACTCAGTGAAGGTCTCATCTGTTCTCATAGTTGCTAAATTGTCGGAAGTTAACTGGTGTTTAAGGTATACACGCATAGAACCGTCATAATGATACTCTTGGAAGTATTGCAATGCCTCATCAATTCTGTCATCGAATTGGTCATCGTCTACATTAATTTCCAAAACTGGAGCTCCCAGTTTTCTTTTAACATATTCTTTTAATGATGCTTTTGAGTTTGGTATTGCCATAATAGTAGTATTCCTTTCGTATACTACTATTTATACCTTTTTTATTCTTGGAAGAAAGTTTTCTGCTGAAGTCTGTCTAGTTTCTCATCAATCTTCTGAATAGAAGTCATAATTCTATTGAAGTCTGCCTCAATTTGTTCTCTTGTGGCATAATCTTTTGCGATCTCTTCCCTAGTTTTATTAACAAGAATGTCTAGTCTTTTTTGTTCAGATAGGACTGTACGAATCAAAAATCCTAGCGGGACTATGATTACAGTCATCACTAGATTCCATATTATGTAAGGTGATATCGTTATTTCCATACGATTATTTATGGAAATTACTTCTTTACTTCGTTATTCTCTATCTCAAATTTGTTCCAATCTTCATCGATAGGAATCCAAGTTTCGTAATCCATATTGCCTGGCGCACCTGTCAATCTATCAGTATTCATATTGAATGCAACACTGTATCGTTCTCTATCAGTTACATTAGGTTCGACCATATGAATCAAACCACTAGGGAAACATAGAAGTGTTCCTGATGTTGGTCTTACACAATGACTTTCCTTAAATCTTGATGCATGTGGTAAGTCACTTAATACTTTGGGGTCTGTGTTTATTGCAACAAAATCTCCTTCATCACCTTCTGCATGTATATACAATGCGCCACTCCACCAACATCCATTGTGGCCGTGTGGTTTATTCCATGCACCTCTATCATTTATATTTGCCCAAACATTACCACATCTTACTTGAACTTTTGTTCTATCCACTCCACTAAAGGGAACTATCTCATGATTGAATTTATCTTTAATAATTCTAAGCATTTTCGTCCACGCGGGTCTAGATTCACAACCATCATTCGATTGCCATCCAGTATATGCATTAGAAATCTGTCTTCCCACTGGGTCTTGGCGTCTCATTGCATCCATATCTGCTTTTAATTCATCCAAATATGTTTGAGTCACCAACCCTTCTTCCAACAAGTTATACTCAAAGAGTAATGTTGGAAATAATAATCTAACTGACATAATCTAATCTCTATCTATTTTTTTCGACTCCGAACCGTCCCAATTCAAATCGGTCAACTCTCGTTGTTTATCATTGAAGTCCATTTCTAATTGTTCTTCACCTTTATGCATTGGGCATTCAGGTGGTGGATTTACTTCTTCGGGTTTATCAAAGAACTTACTCTTTGGATTCCAAATCTTAGCATTTCTATATCCACCAATGTTAACCTTCTCATTAGGTTGTCCTGTTTCAGCATCTACCAAATCTAAACTCCTTTGCCATTTTTGCATCGACTTATCATTTATTCCATGATGTTCGTGCCAATGTTTTGCATCCTGATAAAAGTATGTTGCAGCCCATTCTTCCCTTTTAAAAGGAAACACTTGTACCAGTGGTGTACCAGCTGGTATAATAAATGAATGGTCTACTTTAGGATAAAATATGATCTGAGCATTGTCCAAATTTACATTGAACTCATCAGTATCAATAACTCCTTGCCAACATGCAAAGTATTTATTCTGAAAGAGAAACGGGTCTAGAAATAAAACAGAATATCCTTCGGGTGTTTTCATATTCCAGTAAGATGATATTTTAAATGCATCTTTTACTGGGCCATCGGCTCCCATATACTCTATGGAATCCATTAATTGTGCAGAAGGGTGTGATCTAGAATGTACTGGAGCGTCTTCCTCTGTTGTGAATCTTTCACCACCATCAGGAAAATCCCAATTCATTCCATTCCTTATTGGAATATCTACTGATGCAACAATATAATATCCCATTGTTAACCAGTCTTGCATTGCTGGACAAGACCTTATTGTTTGTGCAACTCTACCACGATGATCGACTCTAATTTTAGATTTTTTCCACCACTCGGGTTGCATAGACTTAGCTGCAACTGGTCTGAACATTTCAAACGAATCTTTATTATATGTTCTAAACTCAATTGTAGGCATATCTATCTTCCTTATTTAACAGTTCAATCTCATCCCCTCTAATGACAATCGATCTTCTATCTATATATCGTGCATCTTCTGATGGAGCTTCTGCACCGTGTTGTATTCTTCCATCAAACATTAAGAGACGATTTGGTTTGAAGTCAACGAAACCTAGTTCAACATCATCCATCTGATCTTGGATTCCACCACCTCTATTTTCACTATAGAATCTTAATCTACCACCCCAATTTGGGTTCCAAAAAAGATTTGTATAATAAAGAAATGAAAGATTCCATTCATCCTCATTATCACAATCTGCATGACATGTTCCATGTTGACCATGAGTTTGTGAATTTCCTCCAGCATATTGAAACCTTACCCATGAAAATCCAAAATCAGATTGTAATCTTCGATTAAACCATCTAATTAAATGATTGGGAGCTCCAGTAGCACCATTGAGAAATCCGTCTTCCATATCAGGGTTTCTAAAAAAGGAACATCCCCAAAGAGAATGATTAGGTAATCCTCCTCGATTAGGTGTTTGTGACTGCACCTCATTAGTCTTTTGCCATGAACAATGATCTAAATGTCTATTCATGGACTTATGAAGAGAAGACTCTAAGTAATCGTCTATGACATAGACGGTATTACCCAAAGGCATATCCTCAATATAAAAAGGTGAGTCAATGTATTCGACATTGATCGAGTCGAACAGAGGCATTTTAATCCACGGTAGTTTTGTTACTTCCAACCCCAAGAGACGGAGGTGGTATTTGAAGTATATACTCGTCTAATGGTTTAAGGGTATCTTCTCTAGTAATTTGAATTTCTCTGAATACACCCTCTGCAACATTTGCTATTGCATCTGCATATTCTAATGCTCTTCTTGCATTTGATCTATGTGGATGTGCAGAACCTTCTCTTGCAGCCAACAATACTTCAATCATATCATCAAATCCATATTTCTCGCATTGAAATGCAACATTAGACCTTACAACATCTGCAATTCTTCCAACATATTGTTGATTTAAACTGATACCAGTGGGTGGTTCAGCATTTTCAATATATGCCTCGATGGCATCTTTATCGGTTTCGTTTAGGGGTTGTTTTTCCTGTTCTTCCATGTTGACATCAGGATTCCATTTTTCAATCTTAAATTCAACATCATCGTAAATAAGAACCTCGAAATCAAAACCCAACGCAGGTCTATCGACATTTTCGTGTCTCCACTCAAGACCATTAGGTTTTCTTATAAAAAGATTTCCCCATTCATCATAAATTAGTGCATTCATAGTATCTCCATTATAACACAATAGTTGCTTTATGGCAACCTTCTTTTAATATTGTTATACAGTTCTAACATATTTATGTGGGAATAATCCATGCCTTCTATCCATGGGCCTCCTCTTGTATAGTGAACTGCATGATGAGTTTTCAATAACTCCTTATCATATCCCTCGGTTGCAATCTTATGGCCTGGAATTTTACTTATCTGATCTGTCCATTCAAATTGGTGTAGATATTGTCCACTTGCAGTATTAACAACTTCGGGTGTTAGTTTCTTACAATCCTCATGACCATTGTTAAAGATCATCATACTCGACCAAAGTTTTTTAGGATAAGATACATTCTTCTCACCATCCATTTTAGTTTCATCATGGTGATCGAATTCATACTGAACACAAGCAAGAGCATGTTCAGGGTCTAAGAAATAAAATAAAGATGTGGGTGACCATTGCCATATGTAATCGTCATCTATAAAGAAACTAAACCCTTCATAATTCTCTAGATATGGAATGAGGAATCTACTGTAAGTAAACTCAGTAGATTGGTTTGCATAAGGTCTAGTATACTCCGAAATTGCATTGATGTCAAGTTTCTTGACTTCTATTTTATAGTCATTGAAAAATTCAGATGCAACACCACCACTCTTACACTTTTCTATTGTATGATGTATAGATTTTTCTGCAACATCGAATACATCACTATGTGATGAGTCATATCCAAGATATATGTTAACTGGTTTTCTTTTCGTTAACTTAGACACCCTTCTATTGAATTCAAAAACTTCATTTCGAAAATCAAGTCCCGCCTGTTTTGATAGTGACCATTCTATTTTACCATCTACAAAAATTGCAGATAGATTACCATGACCATCAGCCAAGTCTTCCCAGTATTTCATAAACTCGTCAAAGGTTAAAGGTGGTACNNATCATTTCTTCGAATGTTAAAGCAGGAATTTCATCAAATACATTTGCAAAGTCTGTAACTAAAACATAAAGGTCATCATCATCGAGAGATTCCATTACCTTACATCGAATCGAGCCTGGATGTATAGTTAATTGATATGGTGAATTACTCGGGCTCTTATGAGTATGTCCTTGTATAGGATGTCT